GCTACACTAATGGAAACATATCCATTAGATTGAAAGAGCATGGGAGATCAACTACTCCTAACACAGCGCGAGCCCACCGTCGCTGAGGGAAGTGTACTTCATTTGGATCTATTTCCTTAAATCCATATGTTTCCCACATCCAGTAATTGAGTTTGGCAAAGAACCCATTGCATAATCCCGACATAATAGTCTGACCTAAAATACGCTGACGAGACCGAATCTCATTTCCAACGAACTTTTCCGGGAACAATGCTGTTTGCAGTAACTCTTCAAGAGGACGGTAAATACCACCTCCATACTTAGAATAGCCTAAAAACTTTAGACATATCCCTTTGTTACTAAACATAAGCTTTTCAGGGTTAACAACACCACCTAAAACGCTCATCCAATGAAGAAAGCCTGGAACATCAAAATCTTCTTTCACACTCAAAGCGACATCATCGCCGACTGCAAAAATCCGATTAATGATTTCATCCTCATCGAATCCCAACTGTAATAATGAATAAACAACCCACCATACCGTTACCAAGGTATCAACAAGTTGAGTAAAACCAGATCCTGACGGTTCACCTCCGTATTTACGATACAACAATCCTGATGGAAGCAGAATTGGTGTCCTACAATTATAGTATTGGAGAAAAGAAAATACATTCTCATTTCGTTTAACTGAAGAAAAGGTAGTTCCCATAAAGAACCAACTTTTCATTAATGAAAATGCCCAATTAATATAATCTGGACCTATAGAGGTATCAAGTTTTGAGATGTCGGTTATTAAACCCCATCTCCCGTCTTGAAGCAAATGGTCAATAATAAATGGTAATGCTTTCGTCATGTTCCGACCAGTTGGGTATGGAACCTTACCAAAGACTTCGGATATTCTCTTCATCAATGGCATGACAAATCGCATTTCAATAACCTTCACTTCTGCTGGGTATGCCCATACTCCTCGAGCTTTAATCTTCTCATCAATATCTTCTTGACGAATAAGACCAGGTCGAAGACCTATCATACAAGGGGGCGCCTTCACAGAGTGAGGGGGTAGAAATTTCGCGAAATGATTTAATCGCTTCGCTTTATCATAAATGAAGCCCAAACACTCGCCTTGAGTGGCGTATTTCCTCCGAAGCGGTAAGCCAGGAGACGCAGTCATATCTAATTGCCCTAGAATTTGCAACCAACCAGTATAATTAAAGTCGATTGGTTCTACCTGTCCAATTGGTGCGAACAGTTTCTGAACAATTCGATCTGCCTTCTGAGCGATCAATCCTGTAGGTTTATCCTTCCAGGTTCGATCGTAAAGCGCAAAATGTTTTAGCACTCTATCCGGAGTGCAAGGATCCCTGGAGAAGGTAGTTTCAAGCTTCTCTGTGACCTGAGGAGCTTTTTCCTTCAGTATATCCCTAAACCATGGGTCGAACTTTGGTATTGTATAATTGAACGGGTATCCCTCCATTCTACCAAGACAACGCATAGTACTCTTAGGAATATAATTGTATGGTTCTTCTACCCGAACCTCACAAACAGGGTACTTTATGAGAGGCAAACGCGACACGGGCGGAGCCTTCCATCGGTGTGGACCAAGTGGTCCAGCGATCATGCCATACTCTTCCATCCTTTTGAGATATGGTACTATCCCTTCAGGAAACAGAGATGCATGTTTGATACGCCTTTCAAGTGCCAACGCACGGGCGTATACGTTCGTTGGTAATTCAGCAGTTTGCATAGATCTTAT